AATTATATTCCCGTTTGTAGACGATGTTATGAGAATTAATTTGGCAAGTGTGCAACTTTTGTAAACGTAGTTTTCTAATGATAAAATATATTTTAAAACGATTTAAATTAATCAGTGTATTAACTATTATAATAAATGGATAAATTAGAACCATCTATAATTGTTAAGGCAAAGCGCGGAAGAAAGTCAAAGAAAGAACTAATGGAATTATTAAATATAAAACAACCATCTCCAACTAAAAAAACAGTTAAAGAACAAAATATTAATTTAAATGTTGTTGAAACTCAAGAATTAAGTCAAATTACTAATGAAAATATTATTAATGAAAATATTATTAATGAAAATATTATTAATGAAAATATTATTAATGAAAATATTATTAATGAAAATAATCAAATAGTGATTATTTCAAACCCAAATGATGATAAACCTGCAATTAAAAAGCGAGGAAGAAAACCAAAAGGAGGTAAAATTGTACAACCAATTATAACAGATGAATCTCACAATGAAGAAAAACCAAATGTTATTTTACATTTAAAATGTTGTCTAAAAGACTTAAATACCACAACAAAAAATAATTGCATTGAATCATATAATTTTCAAGCAAAAAATGATTTTACATATGAAATTATTAATAATAATGAATTAGATACTATATCTAATCATAATAATAATAATAAAAATAATATTTTTGGCGATGATGACGATGACGATGATTCTGTTTGCAAAGATGCAAATAAAGAAACTTGGAAAAAATTAAAACAACTTGAACACAATTTACATATAAATAATATAAATAAAAAATCAGCTTGCTTTTGGGATACATGTGATTTTGACAATCCTCCTGTTTATATTCCAAAACACACAATTAATAAAATAACTGAGGTTTATGGGTGTTTTTGTAGTCCAGAATGCGCGGTAGCATATTTGATGAAAGAACCTATTGACACTTCTACTAAATTTGAACGTTATCATAATTTAAATTACATTTATGCCAAAGTATATGATTATAAAAAAAACATAAAACCTGCACCAGATGCACTTTATATGCTAGATAAATTTTATGGTAATCTATCCATTCAAGAATATAGAGCATTGCTAAAAAATGAAAGATTATTTTTAATAGTTGACAAACCATTGACGCGTGTAATGCCAGAATTACATGAAGACAATGATGAATTTATATTGAATAATAAAATTATAGCATCTAACAACTATAATATCAAATCACACTTACAACGAAAAAAACAAAATAAAAATTCTATTGTAAATGAACAGTTTGGAGTATTGGCTTTGTAATATTTATTATTTATTTTCCCTCCGCTATTGCAGGAACTCTTAATTTTGGCCTTTTTTGTTGACCTAATCGTTTTTCCACTGACATTGCATTTTTATCCTCATCTTCATCACCCGCATAATCTTTTGAACTTGCATCATCCTCTCTTACTTGCTCATTATTTATTGGAAACTCATATGCCCCAAGAGGTTCTAATGCTCTGTTAGGTATTGGTTCACTTTCTATTATTTTATTCTCTTTCTTTCTCGTTCTTCTGATTCTTGCAAATTTGTTACTACTTGTTCCATATTTACAGGATTTTTTTCTCTATATTCTTTCATTGAACTGTCTAATTTTGTTCGAATTTGTTTATATATTTCTTGATTCAGCGATTTTGCCTTAACTTCTTTTTTTTCTGGAATTCCCATATAATCTTTTAGAACCCGCATGTAATCACAATTGAATAGTTGTAGCTTCTGTCTTGCTTCTTCTTCTGTATAATTTGTTTGAGTCATAACTATTTTAACGTATTTGTCTACTTCATCATTATTAAAAAAACTTATTCCGTCTGACATTCTATATTATTAAATTAAATATTTTTTAAATCGTATTAAACGAATTGTACTATATTATAGTATCTATAAAGATGGCAACTACGATGGACAATCTTGAAAAATTAATTCAGATGGCTACTATTGAACAAATGTATAATATGTTGCAAAAAATGAAAAATAATAATTGTTGTTCTGTCAATACGGAAAATGATAGTAAGACCATGAATGATATTTTGCACCAAATTGAACGCATTAATGGTGATTCAAGTAATCAGTTTAATAATTTATACAATATGGTTAATCAATTGTCCGTAAAAATAAATGAAATGGAAACTGAATTGCAAGAGCTAAAACAATCCAGTGTTAAACAAGTTCCGGGACAACAGACACTAGATAAGTATTTTAATAAACAAGAACCTATTCGCATTGATATTAATGTCATTCAACAAGAAGAATTTACAGAGGAACAAGTTATTAACTCTGAAGAACAAGTCGTTGCAGAGGAACCAGAATCCGAGGAACAAGTCGTTCCAGAGGAACAAGTCGTTCCAGAGGAACAAGTCGTTTCAGAGGAACAAGTCGTTTCAGAGGAACAAGTCGTTCCAGAGGAACAAGTCGTAGAGGAACAACTGCCCTTTTCTTATTCAATTTCGTCATCCTTCGCTCGTATTCCCGTTTCAAATCGGAATTCCTGCCATGAACAGGAACCAGAGGAACCAGAATCCGAGGAACATGAGGATGAATCAAGCGTAGAAGAAGAAGTTGTCACGGATGATGATGCAGAGCAATCAATGCAACCTCAACCAGTAGAAGTAGAAGTAGAAGTAGAAGAAGAGGAAGAGGAAGAGGAAGAGGAAGTATTTGAAATTGAGATTGATGATGTGACTTATTATGCAACAAGCGAAGAAAATGGTATATTATATGAAGTATTGGCTGATGGAGATGTTGGAAAAAAAGTAGGAATTATTAAAGATGGCGAACCCATTTTTAATTAAAATAACGACTTGATAAAGAAAGGTAGTTTTCTGATATATTTTCTAATCTTAATATATGTTAAATCTATGCGCCCCAGCATTAATATATGTAGCATTTTCATTAACGCAAATAATTATTGATACATTTAAGGGATTATACAATACTGCATTTTTTAAAACTATTATAATGATAATTATTACAATACTTTTGAATGCGTTATGCCAATCAGGAATGGGAATAATATCTTGGCTCATTGTTTTTATTCCGTTTATTTTTATGTCTGTAATAGTTGCAATACTTTTATATGTATTTGGTCTTGATCCAGCAACAGGGAAACTAAATATTGAATGTGATAATTGCTCTAATACAAACACAAATACCAATAATGGCAATTTAGTGTTTAGGTCAACTAACAAATATATGGATGTGTCTTATTCAGATACACCTTTGGAACCTGCACCGCCAACAGATCCTGTACCACCAACAGATTATTCAAGCGACCCACAATATGAATAATAACTCATTTACACCATTTTAGATGAGAAAATTAAATTACATAGACATATTTTGTTAGTTTATTGAATGAATTATTACCGCTACATTTTCAGGATCATAACCACACATGCCAATAGGTGTTCCATTCATTCCAATCCATTCATAATCTACTTTATTTTCCGTAATAAATTCATAAAATGCTTTGAGTTCTCCTGTATCTCCATCAAAACCTGGATAATTTACTAGTTCATCAAAAACGATAATACAATCTGTATCAATATAATTCTTTAATACATCTAATACATATTTTGTAGAACTATAAAGGTCAGCATCCATATGAATAAACGAAACTTTTTTATTATGTGTCTGTATAAAATTGAGTAATGTTTCATTAAACCAACCTTTTATTAATTCAACATTACTATTAACATGTGGTAAATTACCATTTCTATTAAATGCGCCTTTATCAAACCCATCACGCCATTTTTCAGGTAACCCTTCAAAACTATCAAACCCATACACTTTATTAGTTGTAAAGTTTGAAATATAATTAATAGTTTTTCCACTTGCTACACCAAACTCTAACCATAAAGTATTTGGTTTATGTTGTAATTTCATATTTTCAAATACATATGTAAGAGGGTATGTATTAATGTTCGGAATATTTTGAATAATACTTAACATTTATATAATAAATTATATCTTTTTATTTACTTTAACGCAAAAAATTGATTAAAATAGCTTGGATAACATATGGTTACTATTAGATAAACAATTTGTGTAAATAATTTAAATACATGAATATAATATAGTATATTATGTTCATATATATTTGTCTATTTTTAGGTTCATTTGTAATTTTGCCTCCACTTTGGTTTACTATACTTATGTTAGTAGATAATGTCATTTCAGATGATAAATATTTAGATAGTTATGAAAAAATATTAAATACAGTTATTGTAAATTATAATAAAATGAGTTTAATGTTAAAACCAAAGTTACAAATTGCTTCATATAATTGCATCTATTATTTTAGTTTGGCTCAAATTAAATTTAACATCTATTTACAACCATATATACATCAACTATTTGAAAACGTGTTAACATATATTGGTTACAATGAAGAACCACAATTTACACCATATATAACGGTTTCATTTGAGAAAAACGGTTTACCCATTGAAACTAACCTTTTGAAACAAGAAGTTGCAGACATATTAGAACCAGATGACTATGATTTGTTTACACTATCTTTGCATGATTATGAACCAAAAGACAATATCTATATTGATAAACATCTTTGTTCGAGTAAGAAATCTCTTATAACTTCAATTGATTTTGTGGAGTCATCTATAAAGTTTTTAAATGTTGTGTTAAAATGTAATGGAAATGAATATGAAATAAAATTAAAGGATAATGAGGATAATTTTTATATAATTGGAAGTGTATTTAATTCTGCATTTTTTAAATCTTATTTGCGTAGTAAGATGCGTATAGAAAATATTGATTATGAAAACTTTAAATATATATTGCATTTGTTAGACCATAATGTAAATAGTGTAGAATTGAATGAGTTAGATTCTATTATCATAAAACAAGATAGCTATGAAATTGTTAAACTAACAAATACTACTAATGATGAAAACACTACTAATAATGAAAATAAGTCAGATGCATTAAGTGATAATTTTGAAGATGAGTTTGATAAATTAGAATAAACACTCATGTTGTAAAATTTGTTTTATCAACTATCACTTCTTTGGCAACGTTGCTTATTATTTTATTTATATTTTTATGACCTTCTTCTTCAGTTAATCCGTTCATCGAATTACTAACAATCTTTAAATATAGGTTATTTTTCTTTGAATTGGCATCTGTGCAATCAGGATATTTATCTCTCCAAAACTTAATTTGCTTTATATTTTCATTTGCAATTGTTTTAATTGCTTTTGTTAGTATTGGTTTATCTTCAGATTCCTTAGTCCATTCATTATTATCTTTTATATAAAAAACCTCTCGTTTTAAGTCGGAGCAATGAATAGGTCTAAAATGATGCTCTAAATTATTCAAGTTTTTCATAAATATCTTTGAAATACCTTGAATATATCCTTGTCTGCCTGTATTTTCTAAATCTTCTAAATTAACCTTAATTGAACTAACAAAATCAGAGATGTTTATTGCATCTTTGCATGTTTCGTTTAAATAAAAATTAAGGTTAAATGTTTTTATATTATTTGTTACATTATTATTATTTGCATTAATATTACTAGTTGTTCCATTTTGAATTAATTTAACAATTATATTTTTAAATTCGGTATTTTCCTTTATAAGTGTCATAATTAATTCATTATCTATCGTCTTTGGTTCTTTTATTTCTTCATTGTTAGTTATGCACATTTTTTTATGTTTCCATATTCCAACACGTGACTTAAATGGTTTCGAACAAATATCGCATAATAAAATGGTTGGTTGATTTTCGCAACTTTCTTCGCAACTTTTGTTAACTTTTGTTAACTTTTGATGTTTTGCTGTCAATAAATGTTTGTTAAAACTGCTTTTCCTATCCGTAATATAGTCACAATCTTCGCAGTGAAAATTTGGAGCAACTTTTTCGCAACTTTTTGTTAACATTTTGTTTACTTTTAGTTAACAAAAAAAGTTGCTAAATAATTCGCAATAAAAATGCAAAAAAAGTTATCGTAACAAATTTTTACAATGCTTTTTGGATTTTAGAGCATTTCAATCACAACCCGTTTTTTTGCATATTTTTTCCAAAAAGTATTTCCATTTTCCAAAAATGGACAAAAATAAATGTCCAAAATTCAAAAAACTTTCGAACTTTTGGGAAAATTTGTTCGTCAAGGAAATTCCGTAAAATTCGCAAAATTTCCCAAGCCACAGCAGTATATTATATTAAAGAAAAATCATTTAAAAAAAACAAACCATTATACTTATAATGGTACCCTCGCAACAAATGGATACTGCAAGTACTTTAGAACCAATTACTGAATTTCATAAATTAAATAATAAATGGAATTTGTGGGGACATTTGCCACAAGATACCGACTGGACTGCTCCTAGTTATAAAAAATTATATCAATTCACAAATGTAGAAGATACAATTGCAATTACTAAGTCTTTGCCAGAAAGTTTAGTTAAGAATTGTATGTTATTTATTATGAAAGACAGAATTACACCTATGTGGGAAGATCCTCAAAATAGAAATGGCGGTTGCTTCTCTTATAAAGTATCTAACAAAAACGTTTATGAGGTTTGGAGAGATCTCACATATGTTTTAGTTGGAGAAACTATTAGTACAAATGCGGTATTTGTTAATTGCGTAACAGGGATCACCATTTCTCCTAAAAAAAATTTCTGTATTGTTAAAATATGGATGACCAATTGTGATCATCAAAACCCTCAAGTTGTTACAAGTGATGTTAGAAATTTAATTCCACAGGGATGTTTATTTAAAAAACATACTCCTGAATTTTAAAATAAAGTATTATTAAATTATTATTTAAAAATACTTTACAAATAAGTATAATGAAATATCCGCTGGTATTGTTTTTTCGTGACAATAAACATAATCATATTGATACCTTTTTAAAAGAAAATGGTTCTCAGTTACAATGCACTTTAAATATAATCAATAAAAAAGAACAAATCAATAAATTATTTAAAGAAGTATATCATTTGTTAGTATTATTTGGGCAAACAGATGATTATACAGACATTGTGTCAGAAGTCAACCAATGCAAATTATCTAATAGAGTCATTTGTCTATCTAATATTGACACAATCAATTCATTCAATGAATTAGTTAATTATACTTTTATTAATAATTGTAGTATGGATCGAATTGATTTTAGACCCGTTTTTTCTATTTTTACAACAGCATTTAATTCTTTTGATAAAATATTACGAGCATATAATAGTCTTAAACAACAAACTTTACGCAATTGGGAATGGGTCATTATAGATGACTCGCCGGATGAAAAAAATTTCATATTTTTACGAGAAAAACTAACACAAGACCATCGTATCAGATTATATAGACGATTTGAAAATAATGGATATATTGGAAATGTAAAAAATGAATCTGTTAGTTTATGTAGAGGTCAATATGTATTAGAGTTAGATCATGATGACGAGGTTTTACCATTTGTTTTAGAAGAATCTGCCAATTTATTTGCTAAGAACTCTGATGTAGGATTTATATACATGGATTTCATTAATATTTATGAAAACGGAAACAACTTTTGGTATGGAAATCATCTTTGCAAAGGGTATGGAGCTTATTATTGTCAAAAATATAAAAATAAATGGGTTTATGTATATATAACACCTAACATTAATAACATAACATTAAGTCATCTAGTGTGTTGTCCTAACCACCCAAGAATTTGGAGAAGAGATACCCTCATAAATATAGGAAATTATTGCGAGTATTTGCCAATATGCGATGATTATGAAATTTTATTAAGAACCGCTTTGAATACTAAAATAGCAAAAATACATAAAATGGGATATATACAATATATGAATAATGAAAATAACAATTTTTCACTAATACGTAATGCCGAAATAAATCGTATTGGACCAAATTATATTAGTCCATTGTATTATAATAAATTTAATATTCATAATGTTATGCGTAATATGAATGCATATGAAGATGAAAAGTATTTAAATGAACATACAATTATTTGGAAACGAGACCCTAATTATAAACACGTTTATTGCAATTTGTTAGTTAATAACGATTATGATAAACAATATTGCATCATTGGTTTAGATAGTCTTTTAAAAAATATTGATTATATAACCGACTTATATTCTAATTTACGCAATGATTTTATTGTTATTGAAAATAAATGTTCTATAGAATATTTATGGAAAAAAATAGATGCTCTTGGATTTGATAGAATAAAGTGTCATACATTAGTAGACGAACCAATAACTAATCTTATTAAATATTTTGAATTGTGTTATTCAACAAATAATTACGAAATTATTAATGTAAATATAAATAAACTAACATATAACACGACAATTGTTTCAAGACATGATATTATAAATTCATTTACTGATAAGAATCATAAGTATTTAGAAATAGGGGTTGAATATGGTTATACCTTTAATAATACGCATTTTATAAATAAAGTTGGAGTAGATCCTGATCCTAAATTTGATAATAATGCTATTGTTAAACTTACGTCAGATGACTATTTTGCAAGCAACATTAATGATACATTTAATGCTATATTTATTGATGGAATGCATCATTGTGAAAATGTAGCAAGAGATTTTAATAATAGTTTAAAACACTTAAGTAATGGTGGAATTATATTTATTGATGATTGTATTCCATTAAATTACAATGAACAATTAAAAGTTCCTAAATTACATTATTATGAAAATAACATTCTTAAGTATGGGGAAGAATGGACTGGAACCGTGTGGAAATTTATATATTATTTATTGTTAAACTACAGTGACAATATTAAAATGCGATATTTTCATAATATAAATTACAGAGGCGTTGTAATGATACAAATTGTTGAATCATTTGAAATTGTTAATTCAATTATAGATACCATTGATTTATTGTATAATTATTTTGACCATTTCAACAATTATTTAGAATTATTACATATAAAGAATTAGCATATAAAGAATTAGCATATAAAGAATTAGCATATAAATAATTGTCTATCTTTCTGTAGAAAAGAAAAACGTTTGAAATAATCTACTATTTTCTATTGTATCTCCAAAATAATCTAATGACATATGATATCTATGTGCGTTAAATAATATAAGCCTATTAAATACATTTCCTACTGTATCAACTAATTCCCATTTTGTTAAGTCTTGACTAAAACGATCCACTTCTGATTGATTATTTAACATTTTTCCTTCCTCTTCACATGTTGCACCATCCTTAAATCTATAAAATGCGGTTCCTGATGACAGTGGTGCATCTGGCGTCATATATAAAACACCTGCCCAATTATTCCATTTATCCGTATGTATCCATGAGCGATCTCTCGATGTTGCATATTGAAACGAACCATTATATATATTCTTTTTATTTGTGGTTGGACAAGGAAAATCTATAATTTTTCCTCCAAATGGCTCTACATATGTTTGTATAATATTTTTTAACTCTTCTGTTGCATATGAAATTGTTCTTTTTCCAGGAAAATTACCTACTACTGAAAAATCTTGAGTTAAAATATAATTACGAGTTTCCATTGGATTATTATAAAAATTATCTATAATTATTAATCCACATGTAGGTCTTTTTATAATAGAGTTTTTGTATATTTCTTTAGGCTTAATATTTGTTACAGTTTCATCTACAATATTATTTATAATATTTTGTTCAATAATATTCATTAATATTAATATTATAAATATTATTTTTATATTATTTTATAATAAACATAACATATAATTATATGCTATGATTGTTAATATTAATAAACGCGAATATAACGTATATGAAGATGAATTTAACAAAATTAGTCATAAATCATATACTAATCTATCCATTAGACAAAATGTGGGACTATTTGAAAGAATTACATCATTGTTAACAGAAATTTCTAATACATTAAATATAAAAAACGCGGTTTTTATAGAACAGACACATGGTGGGTTTATTCCTATTAATTTCTCAACAAATGTTCATATATACATTATTAATCAAAAAAATTCTAAACATAATGATAACATAATTAAAAATATTAATTTACACAACTTAACTAATATAAATTTGGTGTATCAATTAACACATAATACTTATTTTACAAACAATTTAATTATATATTCTGAAAATAGTAAAGACATTTGTAAAGATCTTGTTAGTATTTATAATCCTATTATACTAACAAACATAGATGTACAATTAATAAAAATATATACATATGTATTTAAACTAACAAATACAGATTTATATTTATATATACCAGAATATCATTATTCAACATTTTATAAAGAATTTTATTATTTTATTAATGAAGATAATTTTGATTATGATAACTTGAATCATTTATGTATTATGGTCAAAAATGCAGGGCCACAGTTTGAAGACATGTTAAACAAAAACTTATCATTTTTTGATAGATGGACCATATTAGATACTGGAAGCACAGATGCTACAATAGATATTATTAATAAAGTGTTAGTTGGAAAGAAAAAAGGACAATTATTTCAAGAA